GTTAAAGTTTCCAGAGTCTGCTCCCAATGCTTCTTGTCCCAACGCTACGTTACCACTTGCTGTCGTAACATTGTGACCAGCTAAATAACCAACTAATGTATTTTCTTCACCACCTGTTATATCTTGACCAGCACCATATCCTAAGGCAGTATGTTTTAGACCTGCTTGATTTGCTGACAAGGCAGCACCACCCAACGCTGTGTTATAGAGTCCAGTAGTGTTTGAAGCTAAAGCAGCACTACCAATAGCTGTGTTGTAAGAATTAGTTGCAGTAGTAAAGTTTTGAGTAGATAAAGTATCTTGTCCTAATGCTACGTTATGTTGTCCAAGTGTATCAGCACCTAATGCTTGATAGCCTATAGCTACGTTAGAACCAGCAGATGTTAAAGCGTCTCCAGCATCATCACCTATAAGTACGTTTCTAACTCCTGTCGTTATAGCTGCTCCAGCACGAAAGCCTACAGCAACATTTTTTTCTCCAGTCGTACACGCATATAAAGCAGACGCTCCGACAGCCGTATTTACTGTTCCTGTGGTGTTTTCTCTCATGGCTTGATTGCCAATAGCTGTGTTACCAGATGCTGTGGTATTTTCTAATAAAGCTTCTCTGCCGACAGCTACATTATCTTCACCTGTAGTGTTTTCTGACAAAGCAAAATTTCCAACTGCTGTGTTGTTAGCTGCTGTAGTATTAGCATCTAGTGCTGCATAACCAATTCCTACATTACCTGCTCCTGTAGTATTTTCTTGCATACTAAATGAACCTAACGCAGTATTATTAGCACCTGTTGTAGTCTTTCCAAGTGATGTCCATCCTACAGCTACGTTGTAGTTTGCGCCATCTAAAGCATCTAAAGCAGTTGACCCTACTGCTGTATTTCTGTCTCCTGTAGTGTTTGCTTTTAAAGAATCTTCACCCACAGCTACATTATTTGCACCAGTAGTATTTGCTTCCATAGAACTATCGCCAATAGCAACATTAGCTGACGCAGTTGTGTTAGCTAATAGTGCTCCATAACCTATGGCTACGTTTTGTGCGCCTGTAGTATTGGCAGCTAACGCTGATGAACCTACTGCTACTCCTCTATCACCTGTAGTGTTTGCTGTCAAAGCACTAGAACCGATTGCGGTATTGTCATCTGCTGTGGTGGTCGCATCTAAAGATAAAGCACCTACAGCAGTATTTCTTGTTCCTGTGGTTATTTCTTTACCCGCATTTCTACCTATACCTGTGTTATAAATAGAAGTTGTAACTTTTTGTAATGCTTGATAACCAAATGCTGCATTGTTGCCACCTGTAGTAGCTGCATTTAAAGCACTTTTACCAACAGCAGTATTATTTGTTGCGGTTGTATTAGCTTTTAAAGCCTCAAAACCAACTGCTACATTACTGTCGCCTGTAGTCAAGGCTGCAAAAACATCTACACCTACACCTACATTATTATCTGCTGCATCAATAGTTCCTGTAGAGTTATCACCAATCATTATTGATGAAGTACCAAAAGTCTTACTGGTTATGCCATTATAACTGGCTGCTGTAGAAGCACCTGTTGTGGCTAAATCTCCGCCCACACTTACATCATCTGTAACTGTTAAATCGTCTTGTACTTTTAGGTCTACTGTAGAAAGACTAGCAAAAGCGTCTACTACTGCTGCTCCACTACCAGCACCATCTAGGTAAACTGCTTTAGTATCGCCAGCAGGTATGGTTATGTTTGCACCAGTACCTTGAGAGATTATTATGTTTTGCGAACCTGTTGTTGCGTTTTCTATAAACTGCATCCTACTCATAGTGTTAGGTGCAATCGTAATCGTACAGGCTGAATCTAATGTGCCTGTATATTTAAGATACATTGCTCTAGCTGGGTCTGTAGCTCCATCTGCTACTGTAGATGTATGCGTATCTGCGTTAGTGGTTATTGCTTCTGTGCCAAAACCTAAAGCTTCACCAATCAGCTCTAAATTTGTATTTGTTGTTGTTCCCCAAGTTCCGCTACCATCTCCAGTAGCCATCTCGTTAAGTCTGAGGTCGTTTACGTATGTACTTGCCATTTATTTTCCTCCGTACTGTATTGATTATAGTATGTTTTTCCCGAATAGTTAAGCAACTTCTTCCCATCCAGGAGTTTGTGCATCTGATATTGTTGCCCAGTTTGATGTTTGTGCATCATCAACTAGTCCCCAAACCAGCACAGTTGGTTCTCCTGTTGTCCCTGACACGCCTGTTATAGTAACTATAGCTTTTGCTACTGGTGTTACAGTTCCTAATGCACTAGTCCCTGCTAGTCCTGTAACCTGAACTGTCATACCTAATGCAATAGTAACAGTACCGAGAGCACTAGTTCCTGCTTGACCTGTTGGTGTTACATTTGCTTTTCCTATATTTGTGACAGAACCAACAGAGCCTGTAGCTTCAACACCAGAAACACTTGCGTTAGCTTTAGCTACTGGTGTTACAGTGCCTAACCCACCAGTTGCTGCTAAACCACTTACATTTACTACAACATTGTGGTGTACTGTGACTGACCCTACACTAGCTGTTGAACTTAATCCTGCAACTGGAACATTAGCTTCTCCGTCTACATCTACTGATACAGAACCAACTGTGCCGACTGCACCTTGTATGGAAGCAATAGCTTGTGCATTTACACCAGCTACAGGTGCACCTGTTGTTCCTGTTTGTCCTGTAGGTGTAACATTCGCAGCAGCATCTGTACTTACGCTTCCTAAAGCACTTGTAGCAGATTGTCCTGTGAGTGTTTGATTAGCTTCTGCGTCTACACTTACAGTTCCTAGTGCAGATGTTGCAACTAAGGTTGAGAGTGTTTGATTAGCTTCTGCATCTACACTTACAGTTCCTAGTGCAGATGTTGCAGCTACACCAGATATGGTGAAACTTATTGGTATTGATGCTGGTTGTCCCCATGGACCTTCGCCCCAGCCAGCTCGACCCCACCCTGTCGACATAGTTTATACTAAGCTATTCTTATAATAGCTGTGCTTGCTGCTGCTGCAGGAAAAACTATTGTAAAATCACCTGCTGTTGAAGTTTTATCTCCACCGAAATCTATGGTAGCCACTGATGGATCACCACTAGCAGAATCGTTGTATATTAAACAACCTCTTGCTGTAACTGTTGCTGTACCAAAAGTGAGGTCAGAAAAGTCTGTAAAACCTGTTGTTCCACCACTTGTTGGAGCGACGTTAGTTAGAGCAGCACCAGCTGCAGTGTAGTTAGTTCCTGAAACCTCATTCGTTGTTGTGTATGCTGTTGTTGTAGCACCCATAGTCGCCGAACTTGTGTACAAAGCTAACTTAAAAGTATTCCCACCAGATGCTTTAAAATTATGAGTTGCTTCTAACAACTCTTTTTTAAAGCTAGTGGTTAATGTTGATGTAATTGCCATTACTTTAACTCCTTTAGTATATTTGCTAAATCATTATCACCTTGAGAAATTAACATGTTACGCATTGTACAACGTTCACTGTTAATTGCTTCCTTGATATAATAAAGTATTGTCGAATAAATCGCAAGTCTATACTCTTCAGCTTGTTGTCTTACGTGTGGTTCTGCGTTCTCAGAAATACCACATATTCTAGCAGTGCATGTTTCCGCCCAAAACTCAGGACTGTGTCCTCTGTTGTTTTGAGTAACTACTTCTATAAAACCTAGTTTAGAACTTGCGTTATCTTCAATCATCAGTATCGTTTTGCTTCTGGTGGTGTGTTAAGAACAGGAACAAGTTCTGCTTCAGAGCGTTGCATTTTCTGTAGTTGTTCTGTGTACTCTTTGTAACCTATTGTAAAAAACTCATCTTCGTCTTCATCAATTAAAAGTAAAAGAGGGTTTTCTAAACGATGGTATCCATAAAGTTTTTCTTGTATAGGTGTGTCTGTATCTAACAAACCAGATCTAGGTGCAACACTTACGACCATGTTATTTTCTATACACTTAGCTAACCAAAACTCTACACAAGATCTGCCTGCTTCAGCAAAATGTAAATTACCTTTGTATGTAAAATCTAAACCGAATAGATTTAATTTACCAACTTTATGGTACAGAGCAAAAGCTATCGCAAAAGGTACAGTATTATTAAAGTAAGAACATCTTGTTGCTTCAACAACATCAAGTAAAGGATACTCTACTAATCCTGGACATCTGTCATCCAACTCACATGTGTATATTGGTCCAGCATGTGTTCGTAGCACTTTACTCATTATTCCTGTTTGACCACCAGCAGCATCTGAATCTAAAAACCTAGAAGCAGGATCCATCATAAACACTCTATCACACTCAGTTATCCCTGCCATAGCATTTATACCCCAGATTTCATCAAACTCTACACTGTGGGATTTAGCTAAATGGAAATCTAATTGACTTTCTCCCATAGCAACGAGTGCTATACTTGCACCTTCTAACGCTTCTATACGACTCATGCTTGTGGTTCTCTTCTTATTTCTCCGTATCTGTACTGATCTCTCGTTGATTTAGCCTCTCCTAAATTTTTAAGAAGAACTAAAGACTCTTGTAGTTTTTGTTCGTAGAGAGGTATTGCTTCATAGTTTTTTAAATACATACATGCCTCAGATAAACAACCATACAGCATAGCGTTGATTGCATTAGTTGACAACCATGTGGTGTCAGTACCTGACGTGGCTGTTAAAGATGTAGGTCTGTAGAAGTAGTGCAACTCGAATTCAAAATTAGTGCTAGGTGCAGGTGCTAGTATAAATGTTGTTTCATCAAACTCAGCATAATACTTAGATGTTCCTGATGTTGTTGCTGATGGAGTATAGTCTCTTATAAATGAAACATGTTTTAGTAAAAGGTAGTTGTAGTTGCCAGAAGAATCTATTAATGCTAAACTAAATGGTGATAAAAAATCTGTAGGCATTGTCAGATATGTGTTAGATGCTGTTGCGTTACCTGTTACATTTTTTCTAAAGAGGTCTAACTGTACACTTTTTAATATTTTCTCTTCTGTTGCTTTTATAAAGTTTGGTATGTTGGTAACCAGAGACGATTCGCTACTGTCAAGATAATCTTGTATAGCTGTTGTTATTGTTGCGTTAGTCCAACTCATGATAGTGTTATTGTAACCTCCCCTATTTCCCCTGTAGCATTGCGTAAAGAAAAACTTGAACCTATTGTGTTGCTCGTTAAAGCATTCATAATAGGTGAACTTACACCAGCACTGTTCTTAGGGTTGTGTACTTTCACTATGCCTAAACTAATTGTAGATTTTACATCTGGTCTTGCATTTAATAGTGCTTGTGGGTCTGCTGTTTTCCTAGTTCGTTCAAGTTGTGGGTGTTTCGGGTCAAACATGTCTGGTCCAACTAAAAGACCATCCCATGTTTTCTTCATATCGTTTAGCTTATATCTAAACCCACTTATGTCACAGATACCATAAGCGTTTTTACCACTAGAATAAGCCATTAATAACTAATCCTCGGTGTAAGATGTATACTTGCTCTATCTCTATCTTCATCTGCTGCTCTGTTAAAACTCTCTTCGTAATCAATTTTTAACAAACCTGCTTTTTGAGGATTACGTTTTAAACAAAGTTGGTACGCTAAACCTAATGTCATACACTGTATAAATCTACTAGGCACTTCTTGATCTTGTGCTGATGCCGAAGCATCATCAATTCTCTGTACTCTGTAACTTATAAACTTGTATGTTGTTACGTTGTCAGGTGTGGGAAAAAGTTTTAAAACAGGTGTTTCTTTTCTTTCTACGAAATATTGAGAAGGTCTGCCTGTAGCCACTTTGTCAGGAATACCTAAATATTCAGAACGACTTATTCTTTCTATAGATATATCACTGAATGTTGTACTTGAAGAACTGTCAAAAACTCGAATAACTGCTTCAAGTACATCTACATCATAAGAATTTAATGTGTATGAAGATGTACCTGAAGTTAAGTCTAAAGAAACCTGTTCTACTGTCCATAGATTAATTCCTCTATTTGCCCAGTCTGAGAACATAATGTTAAGAGATCTTCTGGCAGTTGCTGCATCGTAACCTGTTCGCAACTCTAGACCTGCTAGTTCGTATGCTTCTTCGATTACTTCTGCTGTGTCTAAACTAAATGTCTTAGTGCCAGAAGTTGCCATAACTAGTACTCTTTTATGACTGTCAAAACAATGACGTAAGAATCACCGCTTGCATGACCTGTTGTTGTTAATTTTATGTCTCCAGTTTTACCACCAGCTGCAGCAGTATTCTGTAGACCACCAAATTCTGTGAAATCTAACTGTTCACTAAATCCTGAATTTAAATCAAGACATATTGTATTTGTGCTTGCATTCCAAAGAAGTTTAGCACTCATACCAAAAGTTGTGTAAGACACTTTAGCAAGTTTACATCCTGTGCATGTTGCACCATCTGTACTTCTTGCAGCAAGTGCACTTACATCAACTTTAGTGACAGCAGACTCACCTGTACCATCTGAAGTGTTAGTCAACTGTACAACAGCTTGTCTATCGTTATCAGAAATGGTTGTTGAGGTTACTGCGTCTGCCATGATTTACTCCTTATGCGTCAGCAAATGGTGTTACTAAAGTTCCTGAACCTAAAACAATACCTTCAACTGCGTATTTTGCAGAAGCCATTGCAGTAACTTTTACGATACTACCAACTAGTCCACCTTTAGTTGTTCCATTCATGGTGATTACATCGTTAGATGCACCAGATATGAAAGTTTTACCTGTAGCATCAGTTACACCTGTGTATAGACCCCCAACGAATTTATCAGTTCCGTCAGTTAGTATGTCCATATCTGTGGCTGCTGTTTCTACTACGAAGAAAAAACTTGCTCCTAAATTATTAGTTTGATTAGGATCATCATCTCTTCCTGGGGCTGTCGCTACAATGCTTGGTAAAGTAAATTTACCATCTGCATCATTACAAGTAAGTATCTTACCTGCGTGTGCTGCTACTGTAAGTGAAGTATCGGCTGTTAAGCTAACTACTGTTGCATTACCTGCTGAAATAAACCCAGCTAATGATTTAACTGGTCCTGAAAATGTCGATTTTGCCATAATTTCCTCCTTTGGAAATAAGTTTTATCGTCTCGGCTAGTCTGCTAGGTCAGTCGATAAAACAAAATTAATAAACCTAGAAATTTATTCTATACTTATTGTCGAAAAAAAGAAAGGGAAGCCGAAGCTTCCCTTTACTTTGTCTAAACGATTATCTACGCTCCAGGGGATCCGTAAATACCACGCCAGTCACTAAAACCAAAAGAATATCTTTCTCTTGCTTTGTAACGCATGTTACCAGTTTCGAAGTCGCCTTCCATACCAGTAGACATTGCTGCTCTTACAAAATGTTTTAGTCCGTTAGGTGCGTCAGTTTTTATAAAAAACGCATCCGTATCGGTTAAGAAGTGATTGACTGTATAGCCTTCTGGAAGCATGCTCATGTTTCTAATAGCGTTAATATCGTTATCAGAAGTTGACACTCTTCCAGGAGTGTTTAACAGTCTATCAGCTACAAACTGAAGTGCTGGTGGAACGATTAGTTTTCTAGCTTGAACGTTAGTTTTTAAACCACGTTCGTCTTTAAATGCAGCAATATCGATCATTGCATTTTCTAGAGAAGTTTCGTTCAAGTCAGCAGCTGTGCTTGGCTCGTTGGATTGATCACCAGCTGTCAAGGTTGGGTGGTCAGTAGCGAATAACTCTTTACCATCCCCTCCAGGAAAACTAGATGAGAAACCATTATTGAGAACATTTGCAGCTTTCACTTGTTTCGTTTGACTCATTGAGCGAGCCAACGCTTTAGTGTATCTAGCTGAAAGGCTATCATAAAGGTTGTCCTCTATAGCTTCTTCCGTTAAAGCAAAAGCTAACGCTACAGTTTCGTGCGAGTACCTAGCAGTGAAAGTTTCTTGCGCATAGTCGTATGAGACTGATGCACCTTCGCCTTTCACTGGTGCTTCACCGAAACCTGAAAGCATAACTTCTTCTTCAAACGCTCTATCTGAATTTTCTGTATCAAAAATTTCAGCATGCTCGTTTTCGTATCTGCTATATTCAAGTCCAAAGAGAGCGTTTAATCCAGGCTCTAGTTCTTGCACTAATTGTGCTCTATTAATTGCCATTGTTATCTACTCCTTTATGAATTACCGAACACAGAAGCTGGGAATGTTACATACACTCTAGCATATTGTCCAATAGAATTTGATGGTTTGTCGGGAAAACCTACTACTGTCGCAATACCACTAGAAGTTGTAGTTGTCACACCTTCTTTTGATCGACCTGTTGAAGAATCACCTGCAGTTGTCGAAATTGTGTTTGTTGTGCCGATTGATGCTTGTGTTGGAGTCCCAGTTGACTGAGCCTCGTAGACAATATCAGGATCGACATAAACAAACGCTTTCGCATTTGCAGAACCTAGTGTTGCAGTATCAGCTGTCCACACCTTAGAAAAGATGATTTCACCTGAAGTTGCTGTGTATTCTACTCCGTAAAATACGCCCAATGGAGTACCTGTTGCAGTACCCTGTATAACCAAACCACTTGAGAGATTAACCACGTCGCCCGAAAAAATCGAAGCGTTCGTAGCACTTGCTATCGCAAACTCTGCAGGTCTGATTGTACCACCAGACATATGATATGCGGGAGTAAAACCATCTGGATCATTTACATTTGCCATATTGTTTTACCTTATAAAATATGTTGTTAAAATTCTTAGTGTTACCTAAGATCCTTTTCCGAAAGTAACTTTTGTATTTCTACTAGGTCTACTAATAGGCATACTTGGGTCGCTTTCTCTCATTAAATCTGTATCAACAGCACGCATAGCGTCTGCGGTTTGAGCATCAAAATACTCTTTCCGCTCTAAAACTGTATCCTCAGGTATTCTTGCCAGGATCAACCCACCTACTCCGATCACACCAGCATGTACTCCATCTTGTATCGTTGGTGCTTCAAAATCTGGGAACTCTTCCGAACGTACAGGTTCAAAACCTTCACGTAGACGTTTCGACATATTAGTCTTATCGTCTTGTCCAAGTATAGATTCTCTAATCCAACGATGCTTAAAACCTGGAGGTGCAGGTGGTGCATCTAGTGCAGAGGGCGGTGCCCATGGTGTTCTGCGAGTTTCTTTTTCTCGTGCTTGTGCAGATCGAGGAGATCGATCCGTAGCAACAGATTCGTCTACTTGTTTATTTGTATCTTTTTCTGTCATTTTTTACTCCTTATTGTGTTTTAACATATTTAGCATACTCTTCAAGAGGCACACCTAGTTTTTTCGCTATTGCTACTTGACTCTGTGTGAGTTTTACAGTCTTACTGCGTGCATTTTTATTTCTTGCTTGTCTTGTAGGACTCGCTACTCTCTGCACGGGAGAGTCGGAAACTTGTTCTTGATCTTCATTATAGGTGCTTATTCCAAATTTGGAAAGCCTACTGTCTAGTTCTGCATAATACTCGTCAGTTGTACCATCATAACCTTCATCCATAAGTTCCCTGTGTACACCGAATGCAGCAAAAGTTAATCCTTGGTTTTTACCAAACCAATCATTTTTTTGTGCCCATTCTTGTGCTCTTGGGTCTGGTGGTGCTGGTTGAGCAGTGTTTGCTGCTGGTGTTGCGGAAAGTGGCATTTCTGGTGCTTTTTCCTCAGGATTGTCTGCAGCCCTTTTTCTT